AAATCTTCTGCTGCCTTTTCTTCACCATCTGCCCCATCAGCGGGCGCAGCCTCCATGACTTCTTCCGTGGATGTTTTCCAGTCCTCAGGAATCATATCTTCCCGCTTCAGTTCCTTGGCCCGCTTCATAATGTGCTCTTTTGCGGAATCAGGATCAGCCGCCCGCCCAAACGCCTGAACTGCGTTGGCTAAATCCGCTTCATCCGCAATTGGGAATGATCCATCTTCTAAAGCTTCTCCAGAGGCCGCCATTTCTTCACGCTGCTCCCGAGAGTACAAGCGCTTAATTGCAAGCTCAGCTTCCAGCGCCTTGATCTCATCTTCTTCGGACAACTCCATCGGCTCAGAATAGCTGTACTCGTCATAGCCAAGCACCTTACCGTCAGCTGAAACAAAAACATCAAAGCTCTTCTCTTCAGAGTCTGCTTCGACTACATAGACATCTTGCTCAGCGTACACATCCACTGTAATAGACATTGCCTCAGCCTTAAAGCCTAGCTGATCAACCGCATCCAGAGCAAGCTTTTCAGCCGTTGCTTTAGAAATAATATCAACTGGTTCAGCCGACTTGCTTTCCAGCGAACTCTCATTCAGACGTAGCCACCCCAACTCATCGCCGTCGCCAGTCAAAAATACTTCAATAAGCGAACCATCTTCACGCTTCACATCAACAACAAACACGTCGTCGTTGGATGAGTAGCCAGATCCGATAATTTCAGAATTAAGGTACGCTTCCTTAACCTGGGCTTCAATGTCTGCTAGCCCTGGAAGGCCGTCTTGAGATGCGCAACCGCCTGTACAAAAACCACAAGATTCAGAAACAGACTTGCGCTGGTAGCCACAAAGGAATTCTTCCTTGGCTGGCATTGCCATTCCGCCTGCTGCCGGTGGGGCGGCAGCAGCGGGAGCGGGAGCGGGAGCAGGTGCAGCTTCGGGTTCGTCTGGTTTAGCAGCAGCACTTAACTCCATCCACTCATCATGAGTAGCGCAAGGCATCCACATAGCGCCAGCCCGGTGCGTCCCTGCGCAACCAAGCTCAGCAGCCCGTGCTTCTGCCGCCTCTGCGGAGGCAAACACGTCCTCAGCATCGTCACCGCCCTCAGCCGCCTTTTCGCCAGTGTCATCTCCACCCTTGCGCATAGCGGAAATTTCCATAGGACTCCTGCGACGATACCGCATACCGTAACCCTTACCCGTGCCTTCCTCAAAAACATCTACAGGCTGGAAAGCCCCCTTTGCATCTTCATCCAAAGACGCAAATTCTTCCTCTTCAATAAGCTCACCATCTTCTACCATCTCCTTGAACCGAATATCGGTCAAGAAAATTGAAGGAGCCTTTTCTTCTTCCTCAACGGCTTCCTCCATAGGGGCACGCATGCGAGCCAAAATGTCAGCAGCCCTTTTGCTGAGCAACTGTTCCGCAACAGGGTCAGATGTATCATCAACCTTTTCCTCAGTAGCTTCTACCTCTTCAGTCTTCTCTTCAAAGTCCTCTGGTTCATCCGACTTTTCTTCAGGTACCTCAGTATCTTCATCAGTCTCAGTCTTTTCCTCAACCTCAAGAGCTTCTTCAACATCTTCGATGTCATCAGCCTTAAAGCGGTATGCCCACCCCATCGGCTCTTCGCCCTTCTCATCAAGAATCTCTACAAGCTCATAGCTCTTTTGGTCATCCTCATCAAGATCAGCAAACGCTTCTTCCGAAAGAAGGTCTCCAGTTTCCAAAGACTCCTTAAACCGAATATCAGTCATAAACACGGACGGAGCGCCCTTGCGGACCTCATCCATATGCACACCCTTTTCATCACCCTCAGAGGGCTCCATTGCAGCGCTCAATTCCTCAAACCGCTGAAGATCTTCATCAAAGTTTTCACTCATTGTTACTCCTGTATATTCTATGGAATAGCTTACTGAACACCCGAACCGGTGTCAATCGGTCTAGTTACTGCAATATCAACGTCGAACTTAAGCTCCGACAAGGCGATGGCAACTTTCTCCATCAACCACTCTTCCTTCATCTCATCCGTAAAGTGAATATCAACACCGGATTCACTTTTCCGAGCCACAACCGGAAGATTACCCAAAGCACGACCAAGATCCAAGGTGGCAGCCTCTCCGCACTTTACGTGGACGACCAGACCAGTTTCAGTCTTTTCGCCCTGCTCTCCTGGGCGAGCCATCGGCGCTTCGGTGAGAAACCCCTCAACTTCGCTGATGAGGGCTAGTGTTGCGTCACGAAGGTCCGATGCCCCACGTAGCTTCAACATCTCGTTGTAGGCCATGAGTAGAAGGGCCATTGGGTCTTTAAGGTACTCTGGCTTTTCTTTTGGTCTGTGCCCGTAACCCTTTTCCTCGGTGTCACATGAACAGCCAGTACCTGCACCCTTAGTTTCATCAACATCAACATTTAAAATGTCGTCATGGGCAGGACCCCGATTTACCCCGCCGTTTTCTTCAAACTTTTTGATTGCGGCAAGATATTGTTCATGAGTATCGCAAGGAACAAATCCACCACCGTGGGTGTGATACCCAGTGCAGCCTAAAGTAATCGACCACGCCGCAGCAATCTTAGCAGTAGCAAAGGCGTACTCGTCTTCAAGAATCCCCTTTGCGTCAGGGTCTTTGATCATCATAGAAGGAGGAGCGTCATCCCCCATAGGAGTATATGTCGTCGTTGGCTTTACCCTAGTGGGACGGCCAACCATCATTTGTCCGTTTTCCATTGACATGGTAGCGGACCACACCATATCTTCTCCCGTTTGGAAAACAACATTATCGCCATCAATTTCCAAGATCTGAACAGGCTTACGAAGCGCCTGCGATAGAGCCTGGCCAACTCGCTCTGACATTGCGTCCACACTATTCATAGGACCATCCTTATCGTCATCTCCAGTGTGCCAACCCTTGGATGTGCGACCGTTTTCATCGTCTTTGACAGAGATTGTTCCAGTCAGCTGATTTGCGCCATGAAGTACCGGTGAAATCTCGTAAAGCTCTACTTCTTTCAACATGTTCGCTTGCCATACAGCGTCAAAATCTGCAACAATCGTTTTATACCCAATCGACCACTCTTGATCATTGCCATAAAAGGCCACATTGGCAAAGGCTTCTCGGCCTCTTTCGGTATTCAAATTGAACTGAACCTTAGCGTATAACCCACCAATTCCAGCATCTTTCATTTTTGCGGGAAGACGAGGATCAGACTTTGAGACTTCATAAATTTCTAAAACCTTGCCAATAGGCTGATTCCAATCATGCCCCCACACCACACGAGGCTTGCGACGCTTAAGTGAGCCGTTAAACGCCCCAGAAACTACAATATCGCCAACTGAATCTTTGTTGCCGATACCAGAAACAAAAGCCTCAACAATTCCTTGAGCTTTATCAATGCCAATCTGACCGGAAATAGCTTTAAAGCTTGTGTCAGACGCTACATCTGTAACTTCAATGACGCTCATAACTCTCCTAAAAAGACTAGACCTACCAAAATAGCTTACACTACAATGGCAGGCTTCAAATATGACTTTATATAATTTAGTTTATTGAAAACTTAAGCACGCACCTGCAGCCAATAGTTAAATTGGGAGGGGCAAGGGGGTCCTTGGGGAACCTAATAGCAACACCATTTACAAAAAAAGGAGCACCTACCTGCACTTTATCCCCGTGGAGAGCCCTATGGCTGTCCCTAACCTTACCGTCCAACATGGACACCCACTGCTTCATTAGGGTGCGGGATGTCGCCACCTCATTGGCTACAGCGGCATCGAAAAGACCCTGATTATAGGAACCATACACTGCAGTCTCTAAAATAAGATTTTTACGAGACGCCCGCAGTTTATTGAAAATAGACTTTATCAATGAGTACGCTAAAGCTAACTTCAAAGCAACATCCACATCACCGCCATCGCCGTCGGTCAAAACAGCCGCAGTAGTCAACGCCGACTTAATTTCTTCTTGCGTAGTATCATTGAAATTATTTACAACCACAATCTGTTGAGACCCAGCCGCTGTTTCGGTAGGCTCACTAACTTCAGAGCCATAGCCCTCTTCGACTGTATCCTCAACAGCTTTGCGATAAATATCTTGCATCAATGGAAGAAGCTTCTCGGAAACTTGTCTCAAATCAGCAGAAGTGATAATATTCTCAACTCCAGCAGAGACGCCAGCCGCTAGAATGGACTTCGACACATCCGAGTTAACAGCGGCAAGCGCTAAACGCTCCTGCTCATCAAAAATTTTATCAAGTGCAGCAGACACCCTATCTTCAAAAGAGTTCACTCTATACAGAGTTTTTTCGTCCCAAGAAGAAAAGTCTACTTTAGCAGAAGCTTCTCCAGCTCCTTTATCTTCAAATCTAAAGGGAGGCTCTTCTCATCCTCCTCCAACTCCTCTAGCTCGCTAGGAACTTCAGATGCAGGCAACTCAATTTGCTGTGTCCCTTGAACAGACCCAAATGGTACAAACGCACCCTCCTCTGGGCTAAATTCGGTAACCTGCTCTTGCAGCGCTGCTGTGGCTTGCTGCTGCAAAGAAACCCCAGCTTCAATCTGGGGAGGCACTGCTGCGCCTGCCGCAAAACGAGCCGCTTGCTCAGGTGTCATCGGGGGTGCGCCGTCAGCCGGTAGGGCACCTTCCATCGGCGGAGCCCCAGGCATTGGTGGGGCACCAGGAGGCACAGCCCCCTGTTCTTCGCTAACCATAGGCTTCTCCGTATTACCAACCGGAGTCAAGTTAGGATTAGACAAAAGCGAATCAGCAAGCTCTGAAACAACTTTCTTACGAGCAGACGATTCACGATACTCATTAACAGAGATAAGCCCCTGCTGGAACTCAGTCAAATTATGTCGCTCACGCTCCTGCTTCGCCAAAATCATAATAGGCACGCCACTAGTATCAAAATCCACAAAATATGTATCATCAATACGATCAAAACTGCGAGCAATTAACTGCAAATGGGGACCCATAGTCTCCATCCAAAACACCTTGCCCTCCTCGGCAGCGTTAGCAAACGTTCGACCAGATGCGTTACCAATAACTGACTCAGGCACACCAAACGCAGCAAGAATCTCTTCCTTAGAAATAGTACGCATCGCCTGATAGGCAGCATCCCGTGGGCTCGCAGCAGTGTCCACAAAATCTGCACCGTCGTCAGACGAAATCACACCCACAGCACCGGTACGGCTCAGATCACCACGGAACCTACTGCGCAACTCTTCCTTGTCCGCCTCATCAATCTCGCTACGAAGAACCAACAACCCACCCGGGCGGCCATCGTTTAACAAGAAGTTGCGATTATAAATTTTTGCCAACGTCTCAACTTCAATCGCCATCCCCGCAGACTCCATAGGCGTCATAGACAAATACGGGTCCAAAGGATGCGGCTGACGAATCCAAATAACATCCTCTGGCTTCAAAATCTTAGCCTGATACGCTGTAATCTTAACCTCAAACCCTTTCACAAACTTCTTTTCATCAGGAATGGGTGCAGTGTTCTGAGGGGGCAATAAATGTAGCGCAACAGGGGTACCGACACGATCTCGTACAACCTCAACAAAAACACCTCGACTGCTAAGCAGCAGCTGAGAACTAAGCCTAGACCTAAACGCCCAAGCGTTCTCACCAAGATTTGTGGTATTATTAAAAATCTTCAACAAAGGATTATCGTTAACAATCTCACCAAACGGACTGTTATCCTTACGTAAAATCATAGGCAAACTGGCTTGATTAGAAGCAATCACATTAATAGCACGGTAAACCCACGTCACCTTTGCCATAGCTTCCTTATAAGCCTTCGTTATATCCCAGCCATCAGAATAACCCTTATTCATTTGACTGTTCACCTGAACTGACGGACTATAAGAAATAGGAGCACCAACCGAAATCTTAGCAGCCTTCTCCCCCGCCCCCAACTGAGAACCTACCGCTTTATTCACCCCAGAATTCCAAGCCATTATTCAGCCCCTAACAAATATCCATAAATTCCACACGCAGCGCCAGCACTTGCCAAGCCCCACCCTAAACTTAGTATACTAACACCAACGCCAATCAAAAGAATGGCCGCTACCATAAGAGAATTTGCAGCAGACGAACGTGTGAAAAATTTTTTCATAGGTATACTTTACCGTTAAAACAGGTAGGAGACAAGCACATATGTCTACAGACGCCCAGGATTGGGAAAAAATCAGACAATACCTTGAGCCACGACGCTCCAACTACTGGGTAGAAGAACCAAGCATAACACAAAAAGTTTTCCTCAAAACAGAAGCACAAGAAGTGCTATTCGGTGGAGCGGCCGGTGGAGGTAAGCTGATAAGCTTAGATGAAGTTTTACCAACACCCGAAGGATTTAAAAAAGTAAGAGATATAGAAGTAGGCAACACAGTATTTGGTAGAAATGGGAAAACATACACTGTCTTGGCGATGTCTGAAATCCAAAACGTACCTGGATGGAAGTTTACATTTGATGACGGTTCAACAGTAGTTACAAATGACGAACATCTATGGTTAACATACGACGCTAAAGAGTTGGAGGCGTTAACAAAACGAAACGACACGTTTAGGACTATGCGCAGACAGAATAGGCCATCAAGAGCTACGGGCGCACAAGGCCAATATAAGTCAATTGCGGTAGCTGAGCGTAACAAAGTTGAATCTATTAAAAACCGTAAACCACCACCAACCGGTACAGTGCGTACAACGCAAGAGATTGTTGACACACTTACAGTTCGTGGAGGTCGAGCAAACCACGCTATTCCTGTAACACTCCCACTAGAACTTGCATCTATTGACCTACCCATTGATCCATACACACTAGGAGCATGGTTGGGGGATGGGTTTTCTCGCAGCGGCACAATTTGTGGAGTAGATAAAGAAATATGGGAAAACACACCATATGCAATTAAAAGCAGCAGACCACGATCATCAGGAGAGGGTGATCCAAACTATAGAGTTGTTACTCTAGAGAACCTAACGCATTTATTAAAGGAGAACAATCTATTAAATAACAAGCATATCCCTAATGACTACTTGTGGGCATCGGAAGAGCAACGCCTAGAATTACTGCAAGGTCTGATGGATACTGACGGTAACGTATCAAAGTCTAGTGTGGAGTTTACTAATACTAATAAGGGTTTAGTTGATGGCGTTGCGCATCTTGCTCGTTCACTTGGAATGAAGGTTAATGTTCGAGAAGGTCGTGCTAAGCTTTACGGTCAAGACTGTGGTCCCAAGTGGATGGTAAAATTTGCTGCAAATAGAATAGTGTTTAAACTTCCAAGAAAAGCTGAATCACAATCTATCGCAACACGTCGTACAAACAACTTCCGCTACATAAAGAAAGCAGAAAGAGTTGAAGCAACCGATATGCGCTGCTTTAAAGTATCCGCACCAGATGAACTGTTCCTCTGCACAGAAAACTTAATCCCAACACACAACTCCTCCGCACTAATTATGGCCGCATTACAGTACGTGGACGTGCCAGGCTACTCAGCTATTCTCTTCCGTAGAACATACGCCGACCTTGCACTTCCCGGCGCTCTGATGGACAGGTTCAGGGACTGGATTATGCAATATGATGATGTGCATTGGAACGCCAACCAGTACACTGCCACATTCCCATCGGGAGCTAGAATCACATTCGGTTACCTAAATAACGTCAACGACTATCTACGGTACAAAGGCCCGCTCGCACCTGATACAGAAGTTATGACAGATAATGGCTGGAAACGAATAGATGAAATTCAAGTTGGTGAAAAAGTTGCATCTATGGACCCTGAAACTAGAACATGGGATTACAAAGGTGTGACGCACGTATGGGAGTATGACGTTGATGAACCACTATATTCTCCAAGACCAGGATCAGACGTATCTTTTGCATCTACGGGTGATCACACATGGTGGGTATCCACACAACGTCGAAAAGATTTAAAAAAGTATAGAACTGAAGACCTACCTAAAGTTGCAAGATTTCCACAGGCTGCTATGTTTTCTGGTGGGATAAATCCCGGTGCAGCGCTATTTCCTGGATCAAGTAGGGGACATCAAAGAAGTAAAGATTTAGTCTTTACTGCCGAGGATTGGGCGGCGTTCATTGGGTGGTACATCGCAGAAGGGTGTACATCTGGTGGAGAAATACACATTGCGTTACACGACAAACGCTCACGTCAAGAGAAAGATAATTTGAAATTAATTATTGAAAGGTCGGGCGGGCATGTGTACGACAATCCTAGATACTTGCAGACAAGTAATAAAAAACTTGCACAATGGTTAGACGAAAATACTGGTAAAGGAGCGCACAACAAACGTATACCCGACGAAGTTTTTACATGGACATCTGATCTAACAAGAGTGCTACTGCAATCTCTTGTGGAGGGTGATGGGACATGGAGAACCCCGGAAAGTGCTCATTACGTAACAGTGTCTAAGCAACTAGCCGACGATGTGATGCGACTTGCCCAACACTGCGGATTTAGGGCAACACTTGATGTACGTCAAGATTCCACAGTAACACCAGACGGTAAAAAGCGTCGTGTAACAGCATACCATGTTTATTTGCTTTACAAAGTTGGAATGGATACTGGAATCAGCTTAAACATTGACAATCAGCCGCTTGTTGCCACTCCTTACAAGGGGAAAGTATACTGTCTTACAGTACCACCATACCACACATTCCTAACACGCCACAATGGTAGGGTTGTATGGACTGGTAACTCGGAGTTTCAATTCATCGGAATGGATGAGGTTACAGAAATCCGAGAGTCAGACTACCGCTACATGTTCTCCCGTCTCAGGCGTCCTGCCAGTGGGCCGTTGTCTCAAGTGCCGCTGCGTATGAGGGCGGCGACGAACCCGGCACCAAACTGGGTTAGGCAGCGCTTTCTCGTGGAAGGCGAGAAAACCGGTCGCATATTTATCCCATCTATGCTGACCGACAACCCTGGCATTGATCCAGACTCGTACCGGGCAGTTCTTCAAGAGCTTGACCCCGTAGAGCGCAAACGATTAGAGTTTGGTGACTGGTGGTCAACTGCATTGGGCTCCATGTTTGACCGCACATCTTTTGAAGTCATTGACTTCACAGAAATACCATCATTTAGCAAAGATACTAGGATTGTCAGATTCTGGGACCTTGCAGGAACAGAACCATCCCCATCGTACCCTGACCCCGACTGGACCGTTGGGTGCCTCGCCGCCTTCGATAATGGGGTATTCTACATTCTTGATGTACGCAGAATTCGGGCAAAAGGCGAAAAGGTTGAAAAGTTCATTCGGCAAACCGCAGAAGAAGATGGTGTCGAAATAAGTATAGAAATGGAACAAGAACCAGGAAGCGCCGGTAAAAACTTGATTGACCAATACGCCAGGTACGTATTGCCAGGCTATGACTTTAAAGGTGTGCGAGCCACAGGTGATAAACTTACTAGAGCAAAGCCAATGTCTGCAGCCGTTGCCAATGGAAACGTAAAACTAGTACGTGGTGCATGGAACACTGACTTCGTTGACGAACTATCGGCGTTCCCCGAAGCCCAAGTACACGATGACCAAGTTGACGCCGCTGTCCACGCTTTTAACACTTGCGCCGGATTGGGAATGGGGCTAAGGAAGAAGATAGAAATTATAATCTGATCAAGGCTCTATGAAGATGCACTCGCCAGGACACTCTTCTGCAGACTCAATAACCGCTTCAAGTAAATCGTCTGGAACATTAGCCAGTCCACTAGCCATTTGCAAAATGGGGTCGTCTGAAACATTCACACCGTCGGTGGTGTAGACTGTGGGCCAGTCAACTTCCTTAACGTAGGCCAGTCCGTCTACGCCCATACCAAACACCCCTGGGCAAATTTCCTCGCATAAACCGTCTCCGGTACACAAGTCTTGATCAATCCAAACTTTCATAACAACACCACCTATCAGATATGAAGAAGCTTCTCATATAGTTTAATCTTTGTGCGGTGGTTGAAGTTGTCAACTTCCAAAGAATGTTGAGCAGCCTCTAAAACGGGAATATCTCGGTGAAAATCAATGTACTCACAAATAGCGTTAAATGCAGCCCACTTGCTTTGGCCATACACTTTAGAGTTGTAATCCCGCAAATACAAATCTTGAATTGTATCATGCACATGATCAACATGCTCTCGTTGGGCTTTGGAGGACACCGAGTCTGGATTCCATTGCGCATTGCAAACTTGATGAAGCTTATCAGTAGAAAGCGGTGTCATCAAGAGTGTCATAGCCTTCTTGAGTGCCGCATCCCATGATCGTCGCAAACCCACTACTTCTGAAATTTCAACTTGGTTATCACCATGATTTGGGGTGTGCCTTTTCCTTAAGGAAAAGCTAGCATTCCCACACTCAAACCTATACACAGCATGATTGCGCCGACGAACGTCCAAGTTGTAATAACAAATAGGGATCGACCCGTCATGAGAGGTCATAGCCACAACATAGCTGTCAATGTAATCATAATCGCCACCCAGAATAAACTCTAAAGTGCCAGTAGCGATTACAACAAAAAACTTTCGACCATTATCCAAAACCCCACAACTGTCTAGATATGCTTTTTCTCCAAACGCCTTAGCAATTTTTTCAGTCCTGGCATAAAATTCAGCGTTAGACACTACGACATAGCGGTCTTTTACCACTTCCCAGTTATCTAACCGATACCCAGTTGCCACGGTAACATCAGGCACCAAACGCCCTGTGCAAAAGCGGCCCGGTACATCAACCAAAATATTGGAATCAAGCGGGTGAGGAACTGTTACAGGGCTAAGTACTACTTTATAATCTGCTTTAGCTGCTTTTAGAACAGTGTCAGCATCCCGGCCCTTAACCGGAGTACCCACTGATCTCCAGCTAGCGGTAGTCGCCGGAACCACCCAACTTACCCTTCTGTGAGCGGGCGGCCAGCTTTTCAATATTCAAAGAAGCTACCTCATCCAACGAATGCCCCAACTCTGCCGAAAGCACAGCAACATACCAAAGAACATCACCAAGCTCCCGCTTAATATCTTCAGCAATCTTAGGGTCCTTAAAAAAGTCCCCGCCACCGTCACGGATAACCTTCTTCACCTTATCCGCAACTTCACCTGCCTCGCCAGCCAACCCAAGAGTAGTGTAAACAACACCTTGAGAGGGTGGAAAAATTGCAGTTTCCCTAGCAGCAGCCTGATACGCATTCATTTCCATAGTAGCTTCCTTTCTAAACCTGTTCAGAATGACCCGTCGGACGCTCCACAGTAATATCATCCCCAGTGGTAGACTCAATCGGCACCCATGCAGGCGAATACGAGTGCTGCTTAATCTTACGCATCTTCACCAAAGTACCATCCGCCAAAACATCAAACTCATCAGTAGACAAACCCATCTTAAGCCGAAGCGCTTCGTCATCGTAACGACCAGATTGCATAATCCTCTGAACAATACGAGACAAATACTTAGCAACAACAATACCACGATATCTGTTCATGTCAACGTGGAGGAGCATCGCTTCAATGTCGTCTACATCTACAACAACTACCGGAACCTTCAAAATCTTATTCTCGTTAGCCAGCTTCCATCGGTGGTACCCATCAATAATTGTACCATTGGGTTGAATGACGATAGGGCTAAGAATACCAAACTTCCGAATCGACCCTTGCAACTTAGAGTAGTCAGGACTTACAATATAGCACGTCGACATCCACTTTGCGGGTGTCAATGAGCTTGTTTCTGTAACATTCATTTGATTACTCTACCGGGTATCATCCTGTATGTCAAGACTGTCAGCGTCCATAAGCTGTTGATGCTCCTGCTCCAACAGGGCGACACGCTTGTTGTGCGCTTTAGTCTTAGGGCCAACTGGTGTGGGGGAACCCAAGAATGAATTAAGAAGTAATGTTCTCAAAAGGTGGTCAATCGGGTACCCCCAAGGATCTTTCGCATGATGCTTCTTGAAATCGTTTGTGAACACCATCGCTAACCGGTGCAAACCAGTAGTCAGAACATTTTCGTCTATGCAGCGCTTTACCCCTTTCCAGCCCTCGACAGCGTACTCATCAATCAATGCTTCAATATCAAACTCGCTCCACAATTGCCGTTGCGCTTCAATCTGTGGAAAGCACCGAACCAAACCATCATAGAACTCTGGTTCGGTTCGCAAAACATCATTCAACCGGCGGGCGGCAACTGAGTGCAATGGAATACCTACCCGCTGATTAGCCCCAGACATCGCAGCATAGTCATAGTAAGCGCAGTACTCGCTACCATGTTCTTCCGTAATAAACTTCAGAACATCATCAGCAGTCCAATCATAAATGATCTTAGCAAATCGCATAGGTATCGCTTTTGACAACTGAAACGGACGGTTGATGTAATTTTCGTGTAGTTTCTGTGTAACCGTTCTGTAACGAATCATAGACTCATTTGCACGAATCCCAGTAATGAATGCAGTGCGTCCTTTCTTGCCCTGCATCGTATACTCATCTATTTTACGGGGAATGCTCTTATATGGGTCTAGTCCAAAATGAGCAGCAGTAATAGCACCCTCTGGAACCGGCCTAAACAACCTTCCATCATCCTCACGCTTCTTAGACCAAAGCAAAATATACTCACGTCTGCCCAAAACCCAAAGCTCCTGCCCCACCGGAAGACAATACCATTCCATGTCCACCCAGTCGTACTGGCTGACCCGTGTGACATAATCTTCAATGGCGGGCGAAAGCATTTCCTCATCTCGGAAAATAACCTTCACTGGGCCCAGTCCCCGCTCTTCATGCACTTCCTTAGCTAAGTGCAAACATGCCGTGGAGTCCTTACCGCCACTAAACTGAACGCAGACAGTGTCGAAAGTGTCGTAAACGTGGCGTATGCGTTGGCGTGCAGCGTCCACACAATTGATATCTAAAAACATGCGACGGCGAGGCACGCTAACCTCGTTCTGAATGCTGAGCGATAAAGTCAAGCAGCTGCTCAGTAGTGGTTGAACCCTCATACACAGGAGACTCTCTCAACCACTTAAGAAACGAATACCACATCGACTGCTGGGCAGCATTTTCAAACACTAGGGTAAATTGAATTGATGCGTTAGAGACACCAGAGGACGCAGTGCTAGTACTACCTTGAGTCACAATTGTTTCAGTGGACGCTTCAGGCGTGATTTTGGTAGGGTCTGCAACAAGAGGTGTAGAAGGCGGCTCTTCTGTGCTATCCGAATACGTGGGTGGTAATGGGGCGCTTTCGTTTATCACAACCTGAGGTGCAGACCAGCCAGCATTGCTATCATTAGCCATCCCCGCAGAAATAACAGAATTTTCTATTGCGGCAACTGAAAAATCATCCCAACCCAACGCATCAAAAAAGTCTTCATCAGCCGGTAAGACATCAGTTAGCATTTTGTAAAGTAAGTCGTTATCTGTGGAGCCCATATCAGAAATTCTATTATCTGCTAACGCAAAGGCTAAAGCATCGTCACTGTCAAGGTCCGCCACTGACACGGCTATCTGCTGCCAACCCAAGCGCCGAGCGGCTTCTAACTGGTGGTTGCCCGCAATAACAGTAAGCCCACCACTGTCGTTTTCAACGGCAACGATGGGCTTAACTTGCCCAAACTTACTGTAGGACGCCATAATAGCATCCACGTCACCTCTGCGGGCATTGTTCTCCAGCGGGATCAGCATGTCAATATCTACTGCCAGCGAAGCAATATTAGAATGAATATTGTGAATCACCCGACCTCCTAAAACTTCACTTGTGACCGAACATTAGCCGCAAGTGTGCGCAAAGAATCACAGGCCGTCCGTAACGAATGGAGTTTCTCCCGCTTCGCTTTTACTAGAGCCTCAGCGACCACCGCCTCATAATAAAGCTCAGAAGTCTTGTACCCCGCCCAGCTCTCCTTAACCTTAACCGCCCCCTCAGCGGCAAGAAACTCCTTAAACCACTCTTTCTTATACTCAGCCTCTTTCTTTGCGTGGTCCTTGGCCAAGACCTCAAAGGCTTCAGTCTCTACTTCAATATCAGAAGTAAGTCTAATCAACTCAGACTCTACCTCAACAATACTAATAGGGGCGTTACGGCTATTCATATAGGTATTCTACCAATCCCCCATAAGGAGGTCAAGAGCGTGTTGCAGTCTATCGCACTCATCATCCCAATTAACAGTAACCCCAGGAACGCCTCGCTCAAGCAGATCGTCCAAGTACTCCCGGCTAAACTGTGATTCTAGCCAACGGGCCCACACCAAAGGATTTTTGGATTGCTTCCAATGACAAGAAGCACAAAGAGCAATTGCGTTTCTCTCATCTGTGCGAGTAGCCGCTATGCTCCGAGAAATAATATGAGCACACTGAATCTGCTTGCCTTCGTCCCTCGTTGCGCCGCACCACCGACATGTGAAGTTATCCCTAGTGCGCACCAGCAAACTATGTAACTTTGTCGCCTTAGCTTTGGCGGCCTTACCGTACGAAGTAGCCACTATTCCTCCGTATCCTCAATCCAAAACGGAACAGCGGAAATCCCCTTCTCCCACGAAATACGAACTCTTGTTGCTTCCTTAATTCCTTCTACAGTGTTCATCCACCCTGGAACATGCAACCCAAGCCTTTCCGCATCTATAGGATTTTTAGTAATCCATCTGTGGCATTCACGGCAGACTACAATAATCTCATCGCTATTTAAAATATCCCCACCTTGAGAGCGATTTACCAACTCATGCAAATCAATTGAAGGTCGAGTATTCACCACTCCAAGAGGCTCACCTTTAATAAGCCGTGGGAACACGTAGATAGCTGTGCATGCTTGACAATACGGTGTTTGAGCAAGCATCTGCTTAACTAAAGCACGCCTCTTAACGTAAGCATCGTGCATACCGGCTGACCTATAGTTTAAAGGTGATCTTTTTAAAGATCCGCTAGTTCTGCTGCTTTTAAATGGAGTGCGGCGTAAAGGTTTACCTCGTTTCATGGCCGAACCTGCCTGACAATTTCTTGAATGCACTCATAAAGATGAATGGCGCCAAGTTTAGTATCGAACGCTTGCACGGCGTTTCGATTGGCTTCTGCGACCTCTTGCCGGTAGTCGAAATCGCAGAACTTTTTCAGTTCGCTCACATATTCAGAAGCTTTAGAGACTACCACGCCTATACCATGTTCTTCAGACAATTGCTGGTATTGCGGGCTCCACGAAGCAACGAAAGGAACATTAGCGGCGGCATATTCAATCCCCTTTACATACGACTTGGCATGATTAAACGGAATGTTGACAAGTGGCACAATTCCAACATCAAAATTAATTCCAGCCATGAGCGACTGAGGGTTTTGGAAAGGAAAGTAAGTTACGTCACTTTCTGCAATGCCAAGTTCAGAATGAAACTTTGGGTAACCTGCATGAGGAATGTGGCCGGTGTGGTGCCAACTAGCGAACTCGCCAATATCCTTAACGTGCGGCCGAAGAATGTCCAGATCACCACTCCGGTGAATCATAGAGCCGACCCATCCAACAACAATTTTTTCTTTATCTTCGTGTTTGAAATACTTTTTAAATCGCTTTAGATCAACATAGTTACCATGAAGAAGTGTGCGGTCATTCCAGTGGAGCAACTTTTCCTGCAAGAACGGAGTTGAAGCAATGACACCATCACTCATGCTAATTATTTCAGCATAAATATTTCTGTTTTTGGAGCGGTTACGGCTAGGATCGGTGGCATTGTAAGCGGCGTTCTTTTTGCTCAACCCCCAATACCAGTCGTCAACATCATTAATAAAAATTTGACCCGCAGCCTGCCCCCTGCGCATATCTCTTTTCAATTTATCATCCATGTACCGCTGCAGTACAATGACATCGCAGTCAAACCACGCTTTACCTGATGCGTCCACAACCCCTAAAACGTCGAAGTTTGCAAAGCTTCCCAGCATCCCACAACGGTGATCTACACCCATTTCCTTAAAATGATCACTGTACTGAGCCAAACGCACCCATGTCGGACCACTCCAAACGGGGCGACCCAACATATCTCTGCTTTGCGTATTAAAGTCTTCTGCAACCAAGCCAATCTTCATCAAAAACTCCATTTCCCTGACAACGCATCACGCAGACGCTCATCATGATAATCAGGACCCATCTCAGTATCATCCTTATCGCTCAAGTGCTGTTCAATTGCCGCCTTCAAAAAAGCGGCCAACGACAACGAAGGGTCAGGCAACGAACCCATAGATAAAAGACGATCAGCTTCCGCTAAACGCTTCTCAGCATGAAAACGAAACCTTGCAGTCTTTGACAGTTTACCCGCCAAATTCTCAGAAACCGGATTGCTTTCAAAATCAGGATACATTTTCCGCACCGAAGCAACTGACTCATTAATTGCAGTAATCTGCTCATCCACAGTCTCAATAATATTACTCAGCGTATCCCGCCAACGCTGCACATTCTCAGGTAAACGAAGCATATCTTGCTCCCGCTGATCCAACGTGCCCTTAATATCCTCAGAAACAATTTGAGCAAACGTAACATCAGGCATTGGACCACTCCGGGCAAATAGGCTTATAATCACACCAGTTACATAGCGGCCCCGTGATCGTCTGGAACTCACCCGAAGCACAACTCGTAGTAACCTTATCCCAAGTGTTGCTAACCTCAACTCGGACAGCAGACTCAAGTTCAGCATCTATCTCATATCGTGCAAACTCGCCCGACTTCAAGTACAACAATTCGGCCCGCTCAACTTCTCGCTCCTCCTGCTCTGCCAAAAGAATGCTGTAGATAGTGATCTGCATCTTTTTTTCCCACTCATACTGAGGGCGAGGTTTCTTGCCGGTCTTGTAGTCGGATATTACAAGCTTGTCATTTTCCAACGTCCATCGGTCAATAATTCCAAAGATAGGCACTCCGTCAATCGCACCATCCATCTTTGCTTCTATGCCAGCAGCCTCAAAAGATGTTGGGTCCTCCATGCCGAAGTAGTTCTCAATGCACCACCACGCCTTCCATCGGAATTCGTTTTCTGTCCCCTTCTCGGCAAGTTCATTGAACTTTTCATTCCACTTCATATTCCACTGCCACCGAGCGATACTACGAGCGGCTGACTCGGTACGCTCCTCTGCGGGCAACGCAAACAAGTCTTCTAAAACTTCATGAACAAACGAGCCCAGATGTTGCGCCTCAGTCGACTCTGTCGGTAACCGGTCAAGCCTGGAAAACTTGAACTTCATTGGGCACTGTTGGAATGTCCCAATAGACGACGGCGACATATACCGTGGAGGCTCATAAGGGATAGGGCCCAGATCCATACTACTCTGCATCAAACACGACGCCTGTTTCGGTGGGCTGTCGAACACTACGAACAAAGTCGAGCATCTGATCCAACAGTGCTCTCGTAATATTCAACCGTTCAAAAGGAAGATCATTAGAAATTGAGTCCCAATGCTCCCTGGCCTGATGCATTTCTGCGGTGCTCAACGAGTTAAGTACTGTGCGAAGTTTTTCGAAATGTTCTTCACTGATGGCTGATTCAACATCTTCAACTTCTTCCAGATACAGGGCCTCTTCTGATCGGGCAAGATAAAGCCCAACTCCCAGAGACTGCGCCGCTTTTTTTAGAGCGTCAGATACAGCGCCTTTAAATTCATCACCAAGGTCAACAATATCCCCGCTCTTTGTGCGCTTAATCTTCTGCCCACCAATTCCTTCACGCACAACCACAAGATTGGGCGCTTCGTTTGTTGGAATAAAAGTGGCAGTAAGGCGCACATGTGCGACCACAAACTCGGGATCTAAACTATCCCGCTCAACTTTCATAACTTCATAGGACCACATGTCCACACCCAGCACCTTGTTAAGCCGGGTAATTACTTCTGATACTGGAATGTACGTAAGCATAGCACTACCCTTACGCAACTGCCGCTCCACCTCGACTGGGAACGGCTCTGACAACTCAGCTAACATATTCATACATCTCTCCTTACAACAAGATTTTTCTTGGATTCTCCAACTTCACAAAAATCATCCGCATCAATGTGAAGCTCCTTCAACTTACCTACCTTCCAATACGAAAGACCAACAAACTCCAGAACCTGTTGAATAAGCTCCTGCGGAGACAAACTCATTTCCCCAGAGTCAATGTTCATATTCCTATCTGCAACACGACGCCCAACCTCAGCGGCAAGTCGGCTATGATCCCACGATTTACGAGGTGCCCCAGACTTAACTTCAATGGTACCCGTAGATATTTCTACAGGAGCGGAAGCGTCAATGGATTCTGCCACTATCGTCTGAAACTCACTGAATGTTTGAGTCGCAATACTTTTGACATGATGAAGGGCTCCTGCAACTTCAAGAAGCTCCTCATCAGTAGAGCTAGAAGGGAGAGTGCCAAGCAGTAACCGTAGTTCAAGTAAAAGATCGGTAACTGTATCTATGTGCTGCAATGTTCGATCAGCCATATATCTCCCTAGTAAATAGTAGCAATACCATAGTTTATCATGCTGACCGATCTAAGTCAATGCTCCCCTAAAATCCGCTTTAATCCAGAATCAAGGTTTAAATACGACCACTTGTCAAAACTCCTATGCATAACTTCATTCAAAATGTCACTCAAATGCATAACGAACAACTCCATTGCATGCTCTTCCCACGAAGCCGACGACCCGTGGTCTCTTTCAAGAATGGCTTCAGCAACCATGTCCCTAAGTGGTCCGTCTAAATAATCCGCAGACACCCCAATACTAACCGTGGAGTCGGTCCAAACAAGCAGCTCGAAATCTTTTCCCTCAATTGCGGAAGCAGGTACAACAAAAAAGACTACTTCCATCAACCCCCGACGCAGTACACCAATTACATCATCTGCCAAATCATCGAACTCAATCACGTAATCTCAACTATTCGTTCAATTTCTGGCCCCGTCTTTCCGCCCCAAACCCCGTCAATAAGCTTAGCGGATACTGCAATACCCAAACACTCCTCAGTATGTTCACACTCTAACACACAAATGCGGACAGCCGCCTTACGCTTTGACGGCTTAGCCGAGAAAAACAAACGATCCTGTCCACGACAAGGAGCAGTACGATACCATGCAGGTGCCTTAATTTCATTAAACACGTTGCTTCCTTTCGTTGCTTCACATAGTCTAAAGACTATTTGTCAAGCAAACAACCCAAAACAGGCATTGACACCCCGCCCTAAACCCACTAGAATACCCAGCAAACCAACAAAAGGAGCGCACCGCAACGCAACGCAACCGGGGAATCCCGATGACATAAAGAACTGCTGATGGACCGGAGGGTCACACTCGTTACGCAACTGGTGAGAAAGAGACACGACGGGCACGCCTACCCAAAGAGTGACGGTATGGATCGCACGATACACTGGAACAACGCCCTTGACGGGGTCCCAGTCCCTGCACGCTGAACACTAGGACTTGAGGAGATAGGTTCGGAACTAGCAAACGCCCATGCGGTTCCGGCACACGGGCATCCAGAGCCATATCTGGGGAGAGTGGGCATTCCTGAAAAAATAGGGGATGCTTGGGGTCGATGATGCAGGGGATCTAATAATACTAGAGCGGGTACAGCCTGAGCTTTCGTGTAAGTAGCGTCAACTACTACCACACGAAAGGGTGGGTGACTAGTTGCCAAACACACCAAGAACCAGGTAGCATATAACGATGCAACCTCTACACGAACTAGAACAATGGTACGAGCAGGCGGACCCCTGGAACTACCAAAAGGACCCGGAAGACCAGTACAGGAAGTCCTTCTACCTAGCTATAGTGGAGGACGTTGGCCCTAACTTTAACAAGGCCTTAGACATAGGTGCAGGCGAAGGGTGGATAACCAAAGACCTGCCAGCCCCCGAGATCCATGCACTTGAAGTAAGCGACAACGCCTCCTCTAGACTACCGCCCAACGTAAGGCGGGTACTGGCCCCCGAAGGTCACTACGATTTCGTCATGGCAACTGGGCTGCTTTACCCACAGTATGACCATGCGGCAATAGCCCAGAACATCCACGATGCCTGCACAACTGGAACAACCGTATTCATTGCAGGCATATCATCGTGGCTACAACCATACACGTTCGGGAACCCAATACGGAGCTTCGATATCCTATACAGAGAGTACGTTCACAACATAACCGTATGGGAGTACCAATGAGACTTGCACACAATATCGGAGACACACACCACTCTAACTACCACACCAGGGCACAGATCCTGGCGTGCGACGAACCCATTGGCTTTGACGGAGTCTACCGAAACGTTCTAGACAACCATGATGTACTAAAGGGCAAATCAGGGATTATGTTTGTAATGGGAAACTTCATGGGTAAAGATAACACCTTTGATCTACACATGGTACCCAAGCTAGAGCGATACTGTACACTCACTGAGGTTAAATCCCTGTGTGCAATGTACGACTTTGAAATTGGCTGGCACACATGGTCACACACGTCGTTACCCCTTCTGAGTGACCGTGAAATTATTCAAGAAATCACTGCCCCCTTCCCAACAAAGTATTTACGCTACCCCTACGGGGACTACGACGACAGAGTTGTGGAGCTAGTCAAAAAAGCTGGTTACGAAAAAGCCTATTCTGTTACACAGGGTGTGGCAGAAGGAAGTCACCCAGACGCAAACTTCAAACTGTATAGCAACTATGTACCATTCGCATAAAGAAGAACTAGACATAAAAGGTGTCACAACGATACCTGACGTATTCACAGCGGATGAGTGCGACGAAATGAAGGCTGCCGCATATGCCACAACCGACGAACAAATAGCAAATTCTGGCTACCCCCACATTCCTAGCGAGCAAGCTTACAACAAAAAGTCATTAATCTTTTTCCCGGCGCTAGCAAACCCAATCTTAAACAAGTACAGAATTGACCAGAGAATGGTTGATATTGTACAAAGTTTCTTAGGGGACAATGTCCGCCAGATTAATAATCAAGTTTACTTTAGGGAAGCTGAAGACTTAGATACATTCGCCTGGCACCGAGACACTATATTTCGGGAAAGCGGTGTTTTTACGGCATCTATATCCTCCGATTACTTGCAGACAATTATTGCGGTAGATGACATCACCCCAAGTAACGGCGCTGTAGAGTTTATCGAAGGCTCACACATGTGGCCAATCTTCCCAGTCCCTAAAAACCTTCGCCAATTCAACAGGCAGAACCTCTACGGAACAAAGTACACAGCAACCCGTGGTTCAGTGATGTTATGGTCGGTAAACATTATACACGGAAGCGAAGAAAACACCTCAGGAAACTCACGAATGACCTACATGAATGGCTTTTGCAAGTCAGCCAGCGTGCTAGACTACCCTGAGTATCTTGTTGACGGAAAAGTTATACATCAGATAAACCCAGAAAGGATTCCATAATGCTAACAGTTGTAGTAGCCTCGTATTATTACGGGCATCTTGCTGCGCACTGCATTGAAAGCCTGTTATCACAAACCGTTAAACCAGAAAAAATTCTTTTTGTTGATGACGGGGTCGGCGACTGCGCCCACTTACCAAAAGTTTATCCAGAGGTTGAGTACACCCTAAGGGAAGAAAACCTAGGGACCGCTGACAACTTCCAAGACATGCTTATGAAAGTAGACACTGAATACACAATGTTTATTGGGGCGGATAACTGGTTACGATCTGACACAGTCGAAACCTTAACTCAACACAGCACTGACATTGTCACATACGACATCATTATTACGGGAGAGTTTAAGAAAAATCATCCCGTACCCACAACCCCAACAAACGGAGACTTGTACTGGGAAAGAAAAGGTCATCATGGATCAATGATGTACAAAACGGCCCTAGCCCAAAAAGTTGGCTACAAACGACACCATAATTTCCTTGAGGGTAACGCCGGGGCCGAAGACTTGAGTCTGTGGAATGGAATGTTGGCGCTTGGTGCCACGGTCACACAAGTGCGGCAGGGCCTGCTATTTTATCGGCGGCACAGAGAAAACTTTATCAACTGTCGCTAGTTGGCCATTATCCGCTTAAGCTGCTGTGCATCCACAAAGATAGTGGCAGTGCCATTGTTGATCTCAACTTGATCAAGTGGCACACCAACAAGTGACGCTAGTTTTGCTTTCATCTTTATCTCAGCAGTAGGGTCCCAGGGTTCCCATCCGTTCTCCCAGTCGCTCAAAACCTCCACTAATCGCTGCGGTGTGTCTGGCGTAGCGCAGATTTTACAACATACCCGTGTCTCTCCCACAACAGCCCGGCGGTCTGACGGCACAACATGCCCACACTCTAACTCCAGCTGCCAGCCCGTACCTCCCCACTCGCCAACACGAATGGACGCCTTAACCGTCCGCTTGGGACCACGTTTATTTGCCATAAACATATTATAGTTCACAGGCTTGACTACGGGCAACCAAGAAGCTAGAATACGAAGATGGACAAGAATAAACTTCTAGAAGACGCAATAGGCCAAATTGAAAAACAGTTTGGCACAGGCTCCATCATGCGCCTTGGCGACAACGCCACAATGCAGATCGAAACCATCTCCACCGGCTCAATCGCCCTAGACCTAGCCCTCGGCGTTGGTGGGCTACCCAAAGGCAGAGTCACAGAAATCTACGGACCCGAGTCCAGCGGAAAAACAACGATTGCGCTGCACGTTATCGCTGCCGCCCAGAAGGCAGGTGGCCAATGTGCCTTTATTGACGCAGAGCACGCACTAGATCCAGTGTACGCTAGGGCAATCGGATGCGACGTAGACAACCTACTCGTATCCCAACCGGACACCGGAGAACAAGCACTGACAATCACAAACCGTCTAATTGAATCAGGTGCCCTAGACGTTGTAGTCGTGGACTCTGTTGCGGCTCTAACTCCTCGTGCAGAAATTGACGGCGAGATGGGAGACAGCCACGTCGGACTACACGCCCGTCTTATGTCTCAGGCGATGCGAAAGATTGTTGCCAACCTAAATCACTCTAAGACCATTCTGATTATGATCAATCAGCTTAGGGAGAAGATTGGTGTCATGTTCGGCAGCCCTGAGGTGACAACCGGAGGCAAGGCTCTAAAGTTCTACGCCTCTGTACGGTTGGACATTAGGAGAATCGAAACCCTCAAAACCGACGGCGAAGCTATGGGAAACAAAGTCCGAGTGAAAGTTGTGAAGAACAAGGTCGCTCCCCCTCACCGCCAGGCAGAGTTTGAAATCGCTTACGGCGAAGGAATCTCCAGAACAGGTGACATTGTAGACATCGGCGTGGATATGGGAATCATCGACAAGAAGGGCGCATGGTTTGCATACAGCGGTGAAAACATTGGTCAAGGCCGGGTAAACACCAAAGCCTACCTAGACGACAACCCCAATGTCCGTGAAGAGATCGCAGATAAGATCTACGCACAAATGTAACAACTGTCCCACCTATGTGGTATACTTGTAAACATGACACGCAAAACCATCAAACCCAGCAAGTGGGAAGGTAAGCCAGGGTGGGTAGAAAGCGACAGCTACCAACTCTCACCCCAAGTCATTCTAAATAAGGGTGACAAGTGCCGCATCAAAGGCCAGCAGGGCACCTTCACGTTCCACGGGCATACCACAAACACTAATCTGCCCGAAGACAACGAGTGGGTGGATCTGTGGGGCGGCGCATACGGGCGAGAGCAGTGGGTAGCCGTTCGCCCTGATCGCCTTAAGCATATCCCCGCCCGCCGCAAGAAAAAGAAAGAACCCCAGCCACCTAAGTGACCGGGGTCTTCCTCGTTAGTAGGGAAGTCACAACGGAGCGGAAAAGACTTACCCCCTAACAGTCATATAATAGCACACTTCCCTACCTCATGCAAGGGATGCGTAAAAAATTATACGACAGATGCGGTAGAAGGATCGCCAATCTTAGTGGCAGCAAACGACTTCACTACAGAAAGTCCTGCAGCGGCCGCCGCCGTAAGGGCACCCTTTGCTGAAGTAAGGTCAGTCACAACGAACATCGCCAGAAATGTCTGTGCGAAAGTCATGAGCGCCCGCTCAGCTACCTGCTTATAGATGGTAACATCCATATTTCTTCTCCTTGTTAGGGGATAAATACAGGCAACAGGAAGGTTGCCCTGTCGCCTATATTTAGTCTACCACATATGCCCGGCACGCCCAGCAGTACAAATATGTAAACCCAACTAGGACTTTTTATGCTGACCTAAAGCAAAAGCAGAATCAATTTCGTCCGCAGTGATTTTACCATCATCAGCGTAAGCAGCGGCTAGCTTTTGCAGCACAGTTGTGCAACTTGTTACTCCTGCCAAGAACGCCGCTTTCCACGGATCAATTCCCCCAATAAGGCTGGAGCCTCCAATAATTGCCATAGCGTTCATCACAAAAACAGCAAAAATTCTACCTACAGTATTAAGTATAAGTTTGTTAATCTCATCCATTTTATTCTCCATCGAAATAATCAAACATAATGCTAACTAAATGCAACGCTAGCCCTGCGGCCGAAATCCAAATACCGTAGGTCAAGGTTGAAGACGACAGCGTAATTAAGACAAGTCCAGTGCCTGCCAGCGTCCACCCCAAATAAAATATTTCCTTAAACATTGACTTAGCAATGCCCTTAATATGCTTTAAAAGTTTCATCGGTTCCCCCCGTGTTGTGCTTTTCTTTTAAGATGATTTTCAATTCCACCCACCCCACCAGATTGGCCCGCTGCCGCCACCGCTCCCGCACCTGCCACAACCGCAACGACTGTCCGACGAGTCTCGACGTTAACCCGGGACCCAGTTGGAGTGTAATGGTCATAGCCATCATAGAAAATATTTATCGTTTCCTCAAACTCTTCTTTCACCTCATCAGGGGCATCAGACAGAGCTATCGCTAGAGAGTCTTTTGCGGCAGGCGGTAAATCCTCAAAGCTCTCATCTTCTAACAGCGTTCGCAAATCCTCCACGGTAACGTCACCGTCAACAACCTGAGCAAACTCAGTTGCTAAATGGGAATCAATTTCCTGAAGGACTTCGATTACTTTTATCTCCGCCTCATCAATCCCGGCCAAGACTACATCTTCATCACTTACATCAATAGCTGTTAAAATATTTGTTTCTGATGGTTGCGTGGTGGTTGGCGGCAACGCAATTGTCACCGTTGTTGTAGTTGTAGGCAGGGTAGTTGTTGTAGTAGTTGTGCTAGTGGTCGTAGGCGCTATTGTAGTTGTTGTAGTCGTGGTTGTGGGAGTGGCAGTAGTAGTTGTTGATGATAGTGGCGCTTCCGTTGTCGTTGTTACCGGCGGCAACGTCGTTGTTGTAGTAGTGGTAGTTGTGGTCAGCAGCACGGTTGTTGTTGGCGGCACAGTCGTCGTAGTTGTTGTGGTGGTTGTCGTTGGCACAGTTGTCGTTGTTGTAGTTGATGGGGCATCAATTTCTTCATTAGGAACTGACTCAAAAGGCTGCGTTGCAGGCGGCGAAATAGGGTCCAAGTCTTCACCTTGCAACACAACGGAAGAAATTAAATCATACGGGGCAGGCCCCTCAAACCCTACGCCCTGCTCAACAGGATAGTACCCTGACCTCAACCGGTAGGTACCGGCACCCAAAACAACATACAACCGAGAAGAAAAGCACTGAGCATCCTCATTATGCGCACCGTCATCATTGAAATCAACCAGCTCGCCCGTATCGTCGTTGTACAGCCACAAATACGGATCGGACCTATTGGAGTCAGCGCACGCCGCATTACTATTTCCCAGAATCTCAACCTCCAGAGACTCTTCAGAAACAGTGAACCACCAGTCAGCCTCAGCCGTGACCACGTATGAGTTCGCCCACGCCTGAGCTGGAGCAAACCAAGCTAACAACAAAAAACAGACAAACGTCGCTTTGGACGCTCGCCTGAGAAAATCCCCTCGCTTCACCAACCCCCCCAATCGCAAAACAGCACTTAACAATATGGTACCAAATATAGATCTTGCCAAGACTACCAAAAGGTAATATACTAATGAACATGCCGAAGTATGATTATTCTTGTGCCGTCTGCGGAGTCTTTGAAGTATTCCAAAGCATGTTTGACGACACTTTAACCACTTGCCCAGACTGCGGTGCTGGGGTCAAAAAAATTATAAGCGCTCCCCGAATTAATGGGGGAACCCCTATTCCAGCAACCGTAGCACCTACATACCGTCCTGAGCGTTCCGCCCTATGGAACTCAGCCCAACAGGAATAAAATGGCCACCATCACTTTTCTAACCGGAACAATGTCATCTGGCAAAACAACACACCTACTACAAACCCACTTTAACCTGGAAAGTGCTTACCCAGACCAAGTACTTCTCATTAACCGTCATGACAGAATGGGCGAATCAGTTTGCTCAAGTCGGATGGGCGGCGTCGCTTTGTCTACTGGTGTAAAACCAGACGATTCAATTGTGCAACTTATCGACTCTCACAATCACACAAATCAAACTTCTCTAAAGTTCCTGTTCGTGGACGAAGCACAATTTTTAAGCCTGGAGCAAGTTGATGAGTTAGTAGAAATCGCTGACCTTAAGAACATCGAAGTGTTCGCTTACGGGCTGCTAACTTCGTACAAAGGAAACCTGTTCACAGCCACGGCTAGGATTCTAGAGGTGTGCGACAAGATAGTGCAGTTAGACAATCAGATGCGCTGCTGGTGTGGGGAACATGCTACTCATAATGCACTGTTCATTGAGGGGCAGCCTGCTTCATCTGGTGGAGATGAAGTTATCGACAACTCAACATTAGTCGAGTATCAGGTCATGTGTCGACGCCACTTCATGGCGCACAGGCGGCTACAAGTCGCTGGCCGATAAACCTAGACACTCAAACACGACTGACCCATCGTCAGTATTCATGGCAGTAAGTCCTGCGCCTTCAAATAGGATGGCCACAACAGACATCATGTCATCACGGCATTGGGGCTCTTCGCCTTCTTCAGGGTCAGCCAAGTCTACCAAAGTGTCAACAAAGTAATCATATAAAGCCATACGGGCTTGTTCACGGTTTTCGTTCATATCAGGTATTTTACGATATTAGCCCACCTGTGTCCAGCAATAGTTTGATTTGACACCCGGCCCGCACCGTGCTATAATACACATATCTGCAAATAGAGAAACGTTAGGAGACGATATGAGCAATGCAGAAATCACAGTAATTGGCAACATCACGGCAGACCCCGAGATGAAGTTCACACCGAACGGCAACGCTCGACTGAGCTTCTCGGTAGCGTCAAACCGTCGATATCAGGCCAACGGCGAATGGCAGGAAGAAACCTCTTTCTTCAACGTTTGTGCGTGGCGGTACACCGCCGAGAACGCCGCCAACGTTCTAGAGAAGGGCATGCCTGTCGTAGTCAAGGGACGGTTGGAACAGCGCTCCTGGGAGGATACCGAGGGGCAAAAGCGATCCACCGTTGAAATCGTGGCAGATCACATTGCGGTTAGCTGCAACGGGATTGAGACGATGACTCGCCGTCGAGGCAACGGGCAGGGAGGCTCGGCCCCTCAGGGACGTAGCAACCAGGCTCCGCAGCGTCGAGCAACTGTACCCGCTTCCGACCCTTTCGATGATTTTTGATGATCGGAAAGGTCTGAAGGTTGAGGCCCCCCTTTTGGGGGGCTTTTGCCTTTTATTGACAAATATGAGAAAGTGTGATATCCTGTAGCTATGGAAAAACAAGAGTGCCAAGACCTCGTGACATTCATGAGTGTGACGTGGGACAAATCCTTAGACATAGCCAGCATAACAGCAAGGGCTCAAGGTTACTGGGAGTTCGTGCAAGACCTTGATTACGCCACCACGAAAGCTGCGGTGAAGCAAATGGGTCTGGCAGGCCGCAAGTGGATGCCCCGTCCAGGGGAGTTGCGCCTACAAGTTCTTTCTCATAACTCTGATGAGGAGCTTCCGCCTGAGCCTGAAGAAGCCTGGACAATCCTGCAATCCATCGGTCAGAAAATATACGCTGGAACGTATGATTATGCAAAACCTCATCCTGTGTTGGCGCAGACCATTCGCAGACTCGGGACTGGAGCAACAGCGCTGACCACGAACGCAGACAGAACAATGTTTACATCCATTTATGAGAAAACACGAGAGGCATGGATTTTGGAAAGGTTCTCTGATGGACCCAATTGATAACGTGCTGGCACGCCTTAATCATTCTAAGGCTGGTCCGCAGCAGTGGAACGCAACTTGCCCATGTCGGGCTGATGATGAAAATCCTTCTCTGAGAGTGTCTGTGGGCAAGCAGGGTCAGGTCTTGATGAAGTGTCTCAGAGGCGGCGGTTGTGACCTGAACGAAATTTGTGAGTCGATTGATGTCACCCCTCAAGAATTGTGGCCAAAGACTAAGCAGTCTCCAACAAAACCAAAAAAGAAGGCAACTCTTCAAGAGTCGTACCCCTACTATGATGCCACAGATAACCTCGTCATGGAAGTGCTGCGGTACGTTGACAGTGATGGAAAGAAAACCTTCAAGCAACGTGCCCCCGATGGGCAGGGAGGATGGGTCTGGACCACAAGCGGTATTGAGAAGCCCTTGTACCGTCTGCCTGAAGTGCTTGAAGCCAAGATGAACGGTCACACAATTTATGTTGTAGAAGGCGAAAAAGACGTTCACGCCCTGGAATCTATTGGGTATATTGCAACCACCAACCCTGGTGGCGCAGGAGGAGAAGGACAAAACAAGTGGACCTCGAACCACACAGAGGCTCTAGCGGGGGCAAAGGTTGCGATTATATGCGACAACGACGAGCCCGGCTACATTCACGCTCGGGCCGTCAACAGCGAGCTTCTCGCTGCTGGATGCAAAGTAAAGGTTTTCAAGCCTGGGAAGTTCAAGGACGTTGCGGACCTTATCGCTTCGGGTGCTGATCTAGCCAACGAACTCATCCCATTTGACGAAACCCCCGAACAAGAATCAGATGTAGATCATTCAGCCCTAGACACCCTAATTGAAAGTTTGCAAAACCTTCAAGGCACTGATCTTTCGGAAGGAGTGCTCGCAGGCCGAGTCGCCTCCTCAGTAGACACCTTCTTGTCTACCCGGGACCGGGAGCACCGTGACACCGGTAACCTTGTTGAGTGGTCACCGTTCCTAGAGACAGACTTTGATCTATCCTACGATTGGGTGATTCCAAATCTGCTGGAGAGACAGGAGCGAGTAATCGTAGTTGCGTCCGAAGGTGCCGGTAAGCGTGCTACAATAAGTAGTATGATACCTACACCTTACGGATGGACAAAACTTGGTGACATTAAAGTCGGAGATAAGGTTATCGACCGATTCGGTAACCCCGTAAACGTCACATACGTCTCCCCCGTTGAACCAAATCCTGACTCATACCGTGTACACTTCTCAGACGGCAGCTACGTAGACGCCGACGCTGAACACAACTGGTACACGGAAACAATCAAAGAGCGTGAAAAACGGCGAGTCGGTAAGGTGCGCACAACCGCCGAAATTAGAGATAGTCTCATTTCAAACAGAGTCTCAAAAGCACTAAATCACGCTGTGCCCACAACAGAACCACTTCAACTACCAGAGGCTGATCTTCTGGTCGACCCTTACACCTTAGGTGTTTGGCTTGGGGATGGGAACAGCGCCAACGGTGGTATCTCCAATGCTGACAGTGATAAGCAGATCATTGACAGGGTGTCGGGTAGCTACGATGTGCGCTTGAGGGAGTCTTCAGTGCGAAACGGTAAGGTTCCTATGTGGGGTGTCTTAGGGCTACAAACACAACTACGTGAACTGGGAATCTTGGGGAACAAGCGCATCCCCATGCAGTACCTGCGTTCCTCCTACAGTCAGCGGCTAGCACTACTTCAGGGACTTATGGACACTGATGGTACCATTGACACTGGGGGAAGTTCAGAGTTCTGCGTCTGCAACAAGGCACTTGCCAATGATGTTCATGAGTTATTGATGACATTTGGAATCAAGGCCACCCTCAATGAAAGGGACAGTGTACTAAACGGAAAAGCTGTAGGAAAGCGCTACCGAATCTATTTCACCACAGATTTGCCGGTGTTCAGCCTGCAGCGCAAGTCAGACAGAATCAAGCCCCTTCGGACGCCACGATCTAAGTATCGCTACATTACGGCTGTGGAGAAAATCGAGCCAGAGCCAATGCTGTGCATTTCTGTGGACGGCCCAGATAACACTTATCTTATTGGAGAAAGTTTCATCCCTACCCACAACACAACCCTTGCCCGACAAGTTGCGCTAATGTCAGCCGCAGGCATTCACCCATTCCGCAGAGACAGAATGCCAAAAGCCAGAACACTGATGATTGACTTGGAGAACCCTGAACGGATTATCCGCCGAACATCAATGCGCATCTATGATTCCATCAAAGCATACAAAATGCACGAAGGCATGGATGCCCACTTGCTTATGAAGCCAGAC